CGCAACGTCCCTGTGGTGATTGCATCGGCCACAAACCCCTCAAACGTCATCGCCGTTGTATACGTCTTCCCACCATCACGACTAAACCCTAAACCATCCGTGTTAAATCGCATATACCCATTAGGATCACTCTTATTAATACCAATAATCTCACCCGCACCATAATGAAAATGGCTGTCAATATTCCCATTAATTATGTCGGCTGGACGTTTAGCGCTTGAGTCATCTAATCCAACAGGTAGCCGGATATATATTAACCCTAACGGTGCAAGTGTTAGAATATCAGACATTGATGATAATTATTATAGTATCGCGGCATCGGCGTTTACTCAATCAAGCAGAGAAACGCAAAAAAGGGATATCGTAACTTTGAAAGACGATGCGTTGGCTTTAATAAATTCGTTAACGATTAAAGAGTATAAGCGATTAACACGTGGCGAAGTAACGGAACTGGACAAATGGCAGGCAGGAATAATTGTGGAAGAGTCTCCGGCGGCGTTACTAGCAGATGGTGACAGCATCGACAATTGCACATATTTAAATTATGTTGCTAGATCGGTGCAACAATTAACGGATCGTGTCGAGTTATTAGAGGGGGCATCATAAATGGAACAACCAGAATTGAATCCACAGTATATTATTAATTCGTTAACTAATCAAATCGCGGATAACGCGGGTAGGACGGCTTTACAAATTGCAAATCTTAACGCGGTTATCATCGGGCTATCGGAGCAAGAGGAAGCAAGCAATAAACGAATCAAAGAGTTGGAGATGGAAAACAAGCAACTGCATGAAGGTAAGAAAGAGGTGAAAAAGGATGGAAAATAAAGTTATGGAAGTGGCGCCTGGTGTTTTTAAATCGGTGTTTACTAGTGATGGTGGATTTCCTTATCCAAGTGGACGTGATGACCGAGGTATTACAGGCTCATATGAATCGGCTATCTCCAATGAAGGTGATGGTTGCGGCCGGATCATAACAGGAACGTTACACGCTTCGAAGATTAATAAGCATTGAGGACGCCTAACCAGCGTTCTTTTTAATACAAAAAATGGAGGTGCGGGATGCAGATAGAGATTGCGGTCATAGGCGCTTTGTTCGGCTTTCTAATAAGTTACTTCAGTTTCATGAGAAGTCGAGATAAAGAAGTTAAAAAAGAAGCGACAAACGATGCGGTGATTGGCGAAAAACTAAATCATATCGGGTCCGGTGTTGATTCAATTCGTGTGGATTTGAAGGTTAGCGAACGCAGAATTACAGAAATATCGGAGCAACTTATCCGCACGGATGAAAGTGCAAAATCAGCACATAAACGAATAGATAAAATAGATAAGGAGTGTGATAAATGATGGGCGAACTATTAAACGAATACATCGTACAGCAAGCACTGATTGTTATTCCAGTGCTTTTAATTTTGGGTAAAATCATTAAAGAAACACCAACAGTTAAGGATTGGTTGATACCGTATATCTTGCTATTTTTAGGTGTAGTCTTCGCGGTTGCCTTGATGGGCATTAATGTGGATGCGGTAATCCAAGGCGTGTTGGTGAGTGGTGCGGCAGTATTCGGCAATCAATTATTTAAGCAGGCAATAAGACAAAAGAGTGACGAGTAAATCGTTGCTCTTTTTTAATATAAAAAAATAGAAGGAGATTGATAGTAATGGTTAAAATAGCATTAGATGCAGGTCATGGTATCCACACAGCAGGAAAAAGGACACCTGCAGGAGAACGAGAATGGTCATTCAACAATAAAGTTTTACTCGCCGCTACTGCAAAGTTGAAAACTTATGAAGATGTGCAGATTTTAAGACTAGATGATCCGACTGGCAACAATGATGTGTCTCTAATAGCGCGCACCAATAAGGCTAACCACTGGGGTGCAGATACCCTTGTGTCTATTCACCATAATGCTTTAAAGAGTTATTGGGGTGAATGGGGTGGGGTAGAAACATATGTGCACCCTACGGCCAGACGTTCTTCGTTTGAATTAGCGAATGAAATTAACCCACGTATTGTTGAAGCAATGGGTTTACGCAATCGAGGGGTCAAACAACTAAACCTGCATATGGTTCGAGAGTCAAACATGACCGCTATATTAACAGAGGGCGGCTTCATGGATTCAAATACAGACATCGGGGCGTTACGGTCTGATGCTAAACTTAAAGCACAAGGTGTGGCAATTGCAGATGGATTAATTAAATTTTATGGACTGAAACCTAAAAGCGGAAAGGTTAGCAATCCTAAACCGTCAAGCAGCAATCCTAAACCAAGCAAGCCGGATTCTAAACCTTCGGGGAATCTTGGACTAGTAGACTGGATGAAGTCTAAGGAAATGGATTCAAGTTTTGGGCATCGTGGAAAGTTATACGGTTCGGGTTATGCAGGAACGGCAGTGCAAAATACAAAGCTACTAAAACGGTTGCAGAATAAAACTACAGCGAAACCAGTTCCGAAACCTAAGCCGGTCGCAAAAAAGAACACAGTCACTTTACCAAGGACTGCCAAAACATGGCGCACATACAAACTTAATGTACAGCCTGTTAAAGCTAACAGCGATTGGTCACTAACTCCAAGTGCGTTCGGTGGATTAACGTATGAAATATTAGGTAGACCTTATGCTAACGTCGTGACTATCAATACAGGACGTGGAAAGCGTAATATCTTTGTTGGACCTGGTACCGGTGCGGTAATCAAATAAGGGTTGACTTAATTATCTGTTAATGTTAATCTGAATAAGATGATTACGAATGTTATTGTACAAGAAAAAGGCGACTACTCTTAATTGAGTAAGTCGCCTTTTTTATTTGTCTAATTATATCTTCGTGCCATCTTCCATTATAAAGCTACTTTCATATTCCGTATTTAATACCTCTGAAATCTTTTGTAATTCTTCTTGCGTGAAATTATCTCGATTCATTTTATTGTTCAAGTTTTGCCTGGACATATCTAAACCCTCTGCTAGATCAGTTAGGTTCATGTTATTTCTTTTGAGCACGATTCTAATTTTTTCAGCCATTGTCAAGACCATAAAATACACACTCCTTCTATAGATATGATTTTCTTTATTTTACTACTAATAAGTGTATATGTAAATAAAAACATTAGAAAGTAAACATAATAGTTTACAAAGTACATTTTATAGTTTATATTGTAAATAACGAAACATTTGAGAAGGAGGTGACAACATGTCCACACTATTTAATACAATAGATACATACACATCATTACAACCATTTTCTTCTGTGGATGAGCTAAACGCAAACACTATAAATATTCGTGAACAATACAGCGATCAACTTACTCCATCCACAAAAGAAGTGCTGGACGTGTTGCACCGTTATTCGTGTAAGTATCCTGGTGTCTGCTATTTGTCTAAGAACAAGATTGCTAACATGATAGGGGTTACTAGACGTACTGTTGTGCGTGCTTGCAACTTACTAGAATCACTAGGCATCATTAAACAACATGAACTTAATCGCCACAATGGAGACAAGCGACAATCGTCTAATGCTATCGTATTTGAAACTGTGGAAAGCGCTGCTGACAAGCAAGATGTCACACCGGAATGTCACACCAAAGAAGCTCTTTCTAATACTCATTTAAATTCAAGTACTACATACGTTACAGACGCACCTGTTAAAAAAGAGTCTAGGAATGTGGTCAAGGAGAATAAGACCGACAACAAAGAACTCCTAAAGGAATCGTTACCCGATGGATGGTACGAGCAAGCCTTTGCGTATACGTCAGATTACAACGATTTATACCGCATTACAGGTGAGTTGTTTAAAGCCAAGCATAAGACATCCATCCGAATTGAAACACATGTAGAAGCGTTCGGGGCAGTCTTGCGTGGTGCATATGTTAGGTTGAAGAATGGACGTATTAATCCAACAAAATGGTACGCTTATTTATTCCACGCATTTAGGAGAAAAGCGCACGCATTGGAAAGAGCTGAAACGGTTAATCCGATGCTTAGCGAGATTGCGGCAATGTTTTATTGGTAATTGCATATAAAAAAGAGAGCGCTGGGCTCTCTAGTTGTTGTTAAGTCGCCGTTTAACATCTGTGTTGCAATAACACTCAATCCATATTGAAGTTGTTTGCTACATGGATTATATAGGTGGTTAAAATGCCCACTCTACTGTAATATCATCATTAGAAACGATTACTTTATTTATTAGTTTGGCGACTAATAATCGTTTCGCGGAGGTCTCTTCGTTATCCCAGTCAAAAGTGGATAATTGGGAGACCGTCTTTCTTATTTCATCAAGATCTTTCATTTCGAGTTTATTCTTTTCCTCTTCGATGTGAGATATTATTTTTCTTCTATCTTTATTCAATTCCTCAACTTTTTCAGTTATAACTTCTAAAGGCATATCATCCAAGCTGTAAAGAATCATTAACTTTGATACTTGCTTTTCTATGTTAAATAGTTCTTTCTCTAAGGTTGCAATGTTTTCTATAACATAATCATCTTTCGTGCCACCCTGTTCTATCATCTCTATATTTAGTTCAAGTATTTTTTCTATGATTAATTCCTCGAATGGTTCCTTCCTTTCAGTCTTTTTAATACAACTCTCCGCCTTCATCATATGTGGATGTGATTTTTCACTGGTATAGCACCTGTAGTATCGCATTGGCGTTCCATCTTTCAACCGTCCTCCGGTTCTTCCAGACATTCTAGCCCCACAATGAGCGCAATACGTCAGTCCTGAGAAGAGGTAACTTCTTCTGAAGGGGCTATCGGTAGATGTTCGTTTTGCTAATAAGTCTTGCGTTTTATTAAATAGTTCATCAGAGATAATCGGCTCGTGAACCCCGTCATACTCTTCACCTTTGTATCGGATTACTCCTGTATATATAGGGTTTCTTATTACTTTTCTTCCGGTATTTTCTGCCCCAATGACTCCGGGATATTTGGATGTAGCTTTCTGGAAAATTGTTCGAGATCCATCACCTTTATTAGCTAACTCGAACATATACCTTACGCAAGCAGCTTCATATTCGTTAATTATCAATTCACCGTGGATATAATCGTAGCCGGTAACAACCTTATCAACCCCTCCACCACCGTGCCATTTACCTTCTTTTGCTCTTTGTTCCATGCCCATCATAGCGCGTTCCCTTATTTGCTCACGCTCAAGCTGAGCGAATACTGAAAGGATACCTATCATTGCCCGACCGAACGGAGTAGTTGTATCAAACGATTCGTTCATGCTTACAAAGTCTACGTTATTTTTTAGAAATACATCTTCTATTAGATAGAGCGTATCTTTTTGGGACCTGCTCAGCCTATCAAGTTTATATACAAGTACAACGTCTGCAATCCCTTTTTCTATTCCACGAATCATTTCTTTTAATGCGGGCCTGTCCATATTCGCCCCAGAGTATGCTGGGTCAGTGTAAATTTTTACGATAGTATAGCCCCGCGCCTTTGCGTATGCCCTCAATCGCTCCTCTTGTGCAACCATAGAATAACCTTCGTTGGCTTGTTCTTGCGTTGAAACGCGAATGTAAATGAATACACGTAATGATTTGTTGGTGTCCATTAAATCAACAACCTCCCATATTATTTAAACGCATATCTTGAAAAAACTTGATGCATCACCACCTTTAGGGAATGTATGTTTGGTTTGAGGGTAAAAAAATTATACCTTTCGGATATAGAGGGGATCAAAATATATTAGATGGTCCCGATATCTAGTGAAAATACCGTAATGTGAGTGATAGTGGTCTATAGAGTCTTTCAAATATTTCGCGGTAACTTCTAAATGGGTACAAACTTCTTCTGATGTGGTGTATCCCAATTCATAGCATGTAACTAATTTATCTAGGGATACTATTTTTCGGTATCCCCAGTTTCTTGCAAGCAATTCCAACTTCCAGTTGTTTATCTTAGCAAGATCCGTAATATCTCCATAGGTAGTTTCGTAGTGCCCCAACTCTTCTGCCAAAATACCATGTTTTTCGTATTTACTTCTATATTTGTCTATCAGTATAAGGTTGTCCATGTATAGTCCTGCTAGACCTTTCGGAATATCCCCGACTTCTTTTATTGTTAGATGGGGATATTCCGACATCAATTCTTCGTATGCCAATGTAATCCCTCATTTTCTTTGTGATTTGATGAACTCGATGTACTTCTTAATGTCATCCTTTTCATCATCGGTTAGATCTTCATCCACGTGTGCAGCGATTGTTTCTATTTTCTCTCTGCCCATTAGCCAATCTAGCGAAACTTTAAAGTAGTCAGCATATAAATTCGCGTCATCTATATCGGGCGTTGCTTGATTATTTTCCCATCTATAAATTGAGCTTTTACTTATTTTAGAATCATATCTTCTGGAAAACTCAGTTGCTAATTGTTCAAGTGACAATTTTCTAGAATCCCTCAATTGTTTTATTTTATCTGAAAAGGTCATTGTTTTTTCTCCCCCCTGGAATCTCTCTCATTTAATAACTTAATACTAGCTTAATATAAACGTTCCAAAAATACAACGTTTATTAATAAGTTGTTCCAAATATGAAATTAATAATTGACATTTAATTATCTTCGTGTAATATAGGTTTTACAAGCCGTTCCAAAAACGGGATGAAAGAGAGGTGTTAGATGTGAGTGTAGAAAAACAACCCTTTTATAAACTGAAAGGATATCTTGCGGAAAATGGCATTAAACAAAAAGACTTGGCATTAATGATTAAGATGAGTGAGGTTAGCTTTTCACAAAAGATAAATCGCGCTGGTAGCACCTTCTCATTGGATGAGGTAAAAGCGATTTGCGATGTGTTAAACATTTCGGCGGACGATTTTTTTTTAACTAAGTCGTTCCATAAACGGGAATTATCAGTAGTGTAACTATTTAATACTGAAGGGGGTGAGCTTGGTGGGCAAAACATTCATCCACAAGGATAAGAACGGAAACATCATCGAAGATTTGTCGAAAGTGAAATTGCCGTATGAATTGCTCGTCAGTATCTTTGAAATACTGAATCCGGGCATGACGGCGAAGTTACCGAAAAAGGAGGGAATCGCACAATGAAAATCGATCCAAAAGTATGGCTGAAAATGCCAGTCATGCAAAAGCACAAGTTGATCTTTGCAGCAATCGTAAATAACAAGCACTAATAAAAAGTGGGGAGTAAACATGAATACGAAACAGCATGGATTGTTGGTCGGCTCTTTAATCGGCACTTTTTATATCATTTTGATAATCATGTCAGCAGTGGATTTATTCTTTTGATGGGAGGTGCAATAGATGGTTGAAATTATCAAAGTTGGCGACATGAAAGAGTTGTCGGAACTTGGCAAAGAAGAGTACGAAAAGAATGTGCTTGAAGGCTCTACATTTAAAAGCGTTGTCAGTTCTATAGAAGGTTCGGCAATAAAAGGCTATACGGGTTGGTACAAGGTGTTGGATTCATCCGACGATACTCGGGAGTTGGAAGTAATTAAAAAGGCATTAATAGAAGCCGGATATGGTTGTGAATTTAAGCATAAGCGGTATAAAAATTTGCTCGGTCTTTACAGTACGACGACAACATTTCACGTCAATTGGCACTAATTCTATGAAACTTTGAAAGGTGGTAAGAGGAATGGTAGTTAAGGCGGTAAAAGTAATAGGTGAAGCAGTGTTAAAGGTAAAGTTTTCAGTTGATTTGGTGGATATAACGGAAGCAGAATTTGAAGCATTATCAGAACGTAAACAAGACGAATTGATTGATTCAGCTATCGATTGGAGTAATGAAACGAGAAATGCAGAAGTTGATGAATTTGACGTCTGGGAGTATCGCGAATGGGATAAAGAAAAGTAAAAACGACCCTTTGCAGAGGGCCGCTTAACAAATCACACACTAATAGTTTACCACAAGAAGGGTGGAATTATAAATGTTCGAAGAGTTTCTTAAGAAAGCTCTTGCAAATGCAGCTCGAGAAATTGAGCGGCAAAGGGAACAGGAAACCAACATGCTTATGTTTGAAATTGAAGCCTTTCATATCAATAATGCGATTGAAACAGCGTTAGAAAACAATGATCGCGTATCGTTTTTACAACTTACAGGAGGCGAATAAATATGATAAAAATAAATAAATTAGAAATAGAAAATATCAAGCGTGTAAAGGCAGTCAAAATTGAGCCGACAGCAAACGGGCTGACAATCATTGGCGGTAAAAATGGCCAAGGTAAAACAAGTGTACTCGATTCGATTGCTTGGGGGTTAGGTGGTAATAAACATCGTCCGTCACAAGCACACCGAGAAGGTAGCGCCGTTCCTCCTTATCTCCACATTGTCTTGTCAAATGGATTAATCGTGGAAAGGAAAGGTAAAAACAGCGAGTTGAAAGTTTTAGATCCGAATGGTGAAAAAGCAGGACAGCAACTGTTAAATAGTTTTGTCGAAGAATTTGCGATTGATTTGCCAAAGTTTATGAATTCTACAAGTAAAGAAAAGGCTAGCATATTGTTACAAATTATTGGTGTAGGCGATCAACTCCTTCTATTAGAGAGGGAAGATGGTGAGATTTATAACGAACGTCTTGCAATCGGAAGAATTGCCGACCAAAAGAAAAAGTTCGCGGCTGAACAAACGTACTTTCCGGATGCACCGAAAGAGCCTGTATCCGCATCAGATTTAATTCAACAGCAGCAGGCAATTCTAGCGCGAAATGGCGAGAATCAACGCAAACGTGAGCAGGTATCACAAATTGAGTTTGCGTATCAACAAGAAGAGAGTGGCATTGCACACTTAACACAACAAATTCAAGAGTTGACGAATCGATTGCAAGCCATGAATGAAAAACACGCACAATCAGCAGCCGACTTAGAAATTGCTCGAACGTCAGCGTTAGACTTGCACGATGAATCGACAGACGAATTGGCGATGAATATCCAACAGATTGACGAGATAAACAGAAAGGTCCGCACGAATTTAGACAAGGATAAAGCCGAAACCGATGCTTACGAATACAGCGCACAATACGAAAAATTATCCACGAAACTGAATGAGGTACGCAAACAAAAAACGGCCCTCTTAACAAATGCCGACTTACCATTGACTGGATTATCGGTTGCAGACGGTGAGCTCATTTATAACGGTCAACAATGGGACAACATGTCCGGCGCCGACCAACTTAAAGTGTCTACAGCGATTGTGCGTAAGTTGAAGCCTGATTGCGGATTTATTCTATTAGACAAGTTGGAGCAAATGGATCTTGAAACGTTGAATGAATTTGGTCAGTGGCTCGAAGAAGAAGGCTTACAGGCAATTGCAACGCGAGTAAGCACTGGCGAAGAGTGTTCCATCATTATCGAAGATGGCTATGTAGATGGACAAGTGTTGATTCCGGAAGTACCAACAGAACCAATTGCACCACCAGTAGTAGCACCACCAGCAGCACAAACATGGAAAGCGGGGGAGTTTTAAATGAATATCACAAGCGGAAGATTACAGAAAGCTCAAAAGGTAGTCTTGTACGGACCAGAAGGTGTGGGCAAATCTTCTTTTGCTTCACAGTTTCCCAATCCAATATTTATTGACACTGAGGGATCAACGGCACAACTAGATGTAAATCGTTTAGATAGACCGTCAAGTTGGCAGATGCTATTGCAACAGACGGATTACATTAAAAACAATCCTCGAAACTTTCAAACGTTAGTCGTGGACACGATCGATTGGGCAGAAATGCTATGTACTCAATTCGTTTGCTCCCATCACGGTAAAGCAGGAATTGAAGCATTTGGATATGGCCAAGGTTACATCTATGTAGCTGAGGAATTTGGGAAGTATCTCAATCTATTAACTGATGTGATAGAAGCTGGCGTTAACGTTGTACTCAATGCTCATAGTCAAATCGTGAAATTTGAGCAACCAGATGAAATGGGCGCTTATGATCGTTACCAATTGAAATTAGGAAAGAAAACTAGTTCACACACGGCGCCACTCGTCAAAGAATGGGCAGACATGGTTCTATTCATGAATTACAAGACTATCTCGGTTGCGACTGACGACAAAGGCAAAAAGCATAAAGCACAAGGGGGTAGGCGTGTTATTCATGCAACGCATCATCCTGCATGGGATGCGAAGAACCGTCATCAGTTACCAGACGAATTCCCACTGGAATATGCACAGATTGCGCACATATTCAACGTAGCACCGCAAGTCGCACCAACACAAGCGCCACCTGTTCAACCTGTAGCACCAATTGCGCCAGTTGTACAAACACCACAAGTAACGCCGGAAACGCCAGTTCAACCGGTGACGGCACCACCGCAACAACCGGCACAGGCAGAAACAACTGCGGCACCACAAGAACAGCCAGTAACTGCTGCGGATTTGGATTCTGCAATCCCGAAAGCGTTACAAGATTTCATGATACAAGACAACGTAAAAGAGTACGAGATCCAGACTGTTGTTAGCCAAAAGGGTTACTACCCGTATGATACGCCGATTATCAATTACGATCCAACTTTCATTGAAGGTGTATTGGTCGGAGCATGGCCGCAAGTGCATCAAATGGTGATAGATTTCAGAGCAACACTACCGTTTTAAAAAACTTACAAACTACTAGGAGGAATAAACAATGACAAACGAACGCGAATTAGGTTGGGACGATGAAATAGAAAATGATGGACCGGAATTTATATTATTACCACCAGGTGATTATGACTTTACAGTAGGTAAATTCGAACGTGGACGTTTTACTCCGGGACCAAATTCGAAAATGCCTGCTTGCAACCAGGCAACACTGGAATTAAAAATTAACAGTCCGGAACACGGAGAAGTGACAGTCTTTCACAGGTTGCTTCTTCACACAAGAACAGAAGGTTTCCTGTCTAACTTCTTCGCTGGAATTGGACAAAAGAAAAAAGGCGAAAAGTTACGAATGAATTGGAACGCAGTTGTCGGAGCTACCGGACGATGCAAATTAGTTCACAACAAATATATGTCTAACGGTGAAGAAAAAGTAAATAACCAAGTTGATACATTTTACGAACCGTCAACAGCACCACAACAACCAACATATCAACAGCCGCAACAACCTGCACAACCGCCAGTACAGCAACCTGTACAACCAACTTATCAGCAACCGGCAGCACCAAATCAACAGGCACCATTTCCGACACAACCGCAACAACCGACACAACCTGCAAATACACCGCCAGTAGTGCCGGGCCAATTTTAAGGAGGGAAACCATTGACTGTAATGAAACTTCGAGACTATCAAGAAGGTGCTAGATTAGCCATTCAAGAGAAGTGGGAAACAGGAACAAAAAATACTTTGTTGGTCCTTCCTACAGGCACAGGAAAAACGATTGTATTTTCAAAGGTAATTGAAGACCGGGTGAAGCAGGGCGAGAGAGTTCTCGTCCTTGCCCATCGGGGTGAATTGTTAGATCAGGCAGCAGACAAATTGGAACAAGCAACAGGATTGAAAACAGCAACAGAAAAAGCAGAAGAAACTTCCATCGGTAGTTGGTACCGGGTTGTTGTTGGTAGTGTTCAAACGATGATGAGAGAAAAACGGCTTGCACAGTTCAGTAGGGACTTCTTCGACACAATCATTATCGATGAAGCACATCACAGTATTTCCAACAGTTACCAACGTGTGTTGGCACATTTTGAAAATGCGAATGTATTAGGCGTAACAGCTACACCAGACCGTGGAGATATGCGAAATCTAGGTGATTACTATGAAAATATAGCTTATGAATATTCCTTACCAATGGCAATTAAAGAAGGATATCTAAGTCCAATTAAAGCGTTAACCATTCCGTTGAAAATTGATTTGGTTTCTGTTGGTTCGCAAGCAGGAGATTATAAGTTGGGGGATTTAGGAACGGCATTAGATCCTTATCTTGAATCGATTGCGGATGAAATGGTAAAGGTGGCAAGCGATAGAAAAATAGTTGTTTTTCTCCCACTCGTTGCAACCAGTCAGAAGTTTACGGATATATTAAATCAAAAAGGATTTAAAGCCGCAGAAGTAAACGGAGAGTCCAAAGACCGTGCGGAGGTTTTGCAAGATTTCGACAGTGGCAAGTATAACGTGTTATGTAACTCAATGTTACTGACGGAAGGTTGGGATTGTCCATCTGTTGATTGTGTAGTTGTTCTTAGACCAACAAAAGTAAGGAGCCTATATTCACAAATGGTGGGGCGAGGTACCCGACTGTTTGAAGGTAAAACTGAATTATTGTTATTGGATTTCCTTTGGCATACTGACAGGCACGAACTTTGTCATCCGGCTCACTTAGTTGCAGAAAATGATGAAGTCGCTCGGGCGATGACAAAACAAATCGAAGAAGCAGGGATTCCGCTAGATTTGGAATTAGTAGAGCAAACAGCTGCAGAAGATGTAATTGAACAACGTGAAGAAGCGTTGGCTTTACAACTAGCA